GAAACCTACTCCGATGGGAATTTGGACGTTGTTGACAATAGTGCCGTCCTCTCCTTCGAAGTTAAACGTAAGATCTACATCAGGAGACATCTCCTTAATATAATTTCTTAACGCTCTAGAATCCACTGCAAGTAATTCGCTATCTATGAATTCTCTAATGGCTGAAATATCTGTATCACCATCTACTGATATAATAGTATGTTTAAGACGTGTAGTTAATTCAGCTTCACGCTTCATTTTTCTTTGTGCCTTAAGGTCTAATTGGATATTATTCTCATCACTTTGAGTCAAAAGTTTAAAATTAATTTTTCTTTTTGATAATGGTAATTCAAATTCAAAGCTATTTACACCTGGTTTTGTAATTAACGCTTCATTGATTTCTTTATCTTGAACAAGTGATAAATCTATCATTACTTCTTCATCTTCATTAGTGCCAGGATTCGTGTAGTTAAACACATAATGAGGGCCGTATCCATAAACCCGCGCTGCCACCAAGATAGCGTTTTTATCTCCAATTAAAATGTCATTAAAGTTGATGGGTGACACCACTAGTGCCTCAAGTAATTTATCAATTACTACTCCTGATTTAATGAAACTTTGATTAGTTAAAATATCTTCTTCTTTAGCGGTCATGTATTTTACTTCTACTGACCCATTTCGAAGTGGAGAAGATTCTGGATAGAGGAGCCCTTTTGATGGTAGGCCAACCATTTCGGTTTGTAACTTTTTTTCTGCCATATTATAACATTTAGTGTTGCATATACATATATGAACAAATAAGAAGAGGCGCCAAAGGCGCCTCTTTCTTTTTATATAGTTTATGGCAATTAGTATCTCAATAAACAGTAATCCATTGCAAGAGTTAAGTTGATAGTCTGTGCAGTATTAGCATTTGACCAATCAGCATCTTGAAAATCTACAGCTTTGATGAAGGATCCTTTTAATTCCCATTCTTCAACAACATCACCTACAGGTCCTAAGGAACGGAATTTAACATCTTTCTTGTAGAAATCTTGGTAACCATCTCTACCAGTTACTGACTCGTGGTGAAGTCTAAACCAGTTCATTACTGCTTGAGCACCTGATGGGTTAATAGGATCATACAATTCACATGTAATATCTCCCCAAGAAACTCTACCTTTGAGTTTTCTTTGTAGGTTGATGTGATCTAAGGTGATTTCTTCAAACGAAGGTTTTGGTCTGTCAGCCTTTTTTACAAGGTAAGCAGGTATTCCTTCAATGTCGAAGTAAAATCTGTTTTTGGTTTTAGGCTCGTATGTTTTGTAAAACATACCAATGTCGCCTAACTGTTCATTCTTTAAAATTGCCATTTTATTTTTAGTTTAATGTTGTTGGTTGTTAATACATATATTAATCTGTGAAAGAAGCACCAGTTGGTGTAATAGTAAAGTCGAGTACTACAAATTCAGCTGTTTTAGTGGGCTGAAGGAATACTTGTCCTACTAATTTATTTTCATCTATTATATCTGATGTGTTTAATTGGCCATCCATTTTAACTTGGAAGGCGTAGAGACCTTGTCTTTGGACTAAACTTTCCAAATAAGGATTAGCTTGTCTTACAAAACGGTCTCTGGTTTGTTGAGTATTCTGTTCGAAAACGAGTTTTCTAGAGAACCCACCAATTGTATCCTTAACATCTAGCAACAATCTACGAACGTTTACTCTATCGAGTGCGCTAGTACCCTGCTGTAATGTTTTCTGGCCAAATACTACAATACCTTGTCCAGGGAATGTTGCTAATGGGTTGACTTTAGAAGTATAAAGATCATCTCTTTGTGATTTAGATAATTTCTTTTCTACTTTCACTACATTAGTAATTCCACCTCTTGTTAATCCAGCAGGTGCAAACCATGGGGCAGCAATGCTATCGTTCTTTGAGAATACACCAGGAATAACAACTGATGCAGGGCACCATACGTTTCTTCCTAATTCAGTGCTCTTAACTTGGGCCCAAGGCCAATACGATGCTGCGTAGTTGGTGTCTAAACTTTCTGCTTTTCCTTTAGTAGTTGAAACAGTAGATCCATAGGGAACTAAATCAGCAACAAAGAAGCTATCACCCCTTTCGGTTGTATTAGCAATAATAGTATCCATTAATGTTGCATGAGCTGTTACACTATAATTCAATCCAGGTACTACTAATGTTTTAAATTTAAATTCTTCTTTATTTTTAAGAATTGCAACAGCATTGGTATAATCAGTTGTTGCTAATCCTTGAATATTAGTACCTGTAACACTCGATCCAAATGTTTGACCGGCATTTACGTTATTTCCTACACCAGCCGTAAATGTGCCTGTTTGGGCTATGGGCAATGATTCTGTGTAAGAAACACTAGTAACATCACTAATAGCTACACTTCCGTCAGGAGCTAAATACTGGTAAGTTGGTTTGATATCTTTTACTCTAACAAATTGTGATTTGTTAGGATATTCACCATTTACTGTTACATTAGTACCATCATTAGTAAAATATTGGTCTCCTATCTTTTGTGCAATATAATTAGGGGATAATGGATCTAATGAACAGTTAGTGAACTGTTCAAGTACGAGTGGGGAAGCTGTTGTGTCGTCACCTCTTCTTATAGATACAGTAAATGTACCATTAGATGTGTTGACGTTACTAATTTCGAATCTAACGTTGTCTTTAGATCCGGTTTTCAAACCACCACCTGTAAATTCAAGGTCATCACCAAAGTTATTTAATAATTCTCCTTTACCTAAAGTTTCTAATTTGAATGGTTGGTTAGTAGCATCCGATGAAGATTGAGCAGTTATTAAACTACTAGAAGCATGCTTCCAGTTAGCTGCTGTGTCAACTACACGTGTTACAAGTGCAGTAGAACCACCATTTTGGAAATAATTTTTAACCGTAAGGCTTGTAAAATATTCATAAGCATTAGAGGCGGATGCTAAAGTAGTACCAAATACATTTTTATAATCATTATAATTCTGTATAAGGGTGGGAACCTCAATAGGTCCGCGCACCGCAGGGCCTATGATTGCAAGTCCCGAGGGATCAGTACCCGGGGTAATAAAAGATTTATCTATCTCTTGTAAAAGTACACCAGGTGATACTATTGTTTCTGTTGCCATTTTATTTTTAGTTTTGTTTTATTAGTCTGTAAAGCTTGCTCCTGTAGGTGTGATTGTGAAATCTAATACTACAAATTCGGCTGTTTTAGTAGGTTGTAAGAATACCTGACCAACGAGTTTGTTTTCATCTATTACATCAGATGTGTTAAGTTGGCCATCCATTTTAACTTGGAAAGCATATAATCCTTGTCTTTGGACTAAGCTTTCTAAGTATGGGGTGGCTTGTCTTACAAAACGATCACGTGTTTGTTGGGTATTTTGTTCGAAAACTAGTTTTTCTGAAAATCCTCCTATCGTATCTTTAACATCTAGCAATAATCTACGGACATTTACTCTATCGAGTGCACTAGTAGCTTGTTGTAGTGTTTTCTGACCAAATACTACTAAACCAACATCTGGGAAAGTAGCAATTGGGTTTACTTTTGAGGTATAAAGATCATCTCTTTGTGCTTTAGATAATTTAGCTTCGGTTTTTATTCCTAAACGACCTAATTTACCACGAGTTTCACCCGCAGGTGCAAACCATGGAGCAGCTATACTATCATTTTTAGCAAACACACCTGGGATAACGGTAGATGCAGGACACCATACATTTCTATTTAATTCTGTGCTTCTAACTTGTACCCATGGCCAGTATGAAGCAGCATAATTTGTATCTAATTCTTCTGATTCAGTTTTAGTAGTAGCAACAGTTTGACCATACTGAACTAAATCAGCAACAAATAAATTATCACCTCTTTCAGTTGTGTTAGCAATAATAGTATTAATAGTAGTACTGTGGTTTTGTTGGTTTAAACCTGGGGCAACTAATGTTTTGAATTTATATTCATCTTTATTTTTAAGGAGCCCAATTGCAGCTGTATAATCATCAGGAATTAATCCTTGGATAGAACCTGTAGCTAGTCCATCATTTCCTGCATCTGAACCAAACTTAGCTGAGAAACCAGTTGGTGTATTAATACCTGCACCATTTTCGAAAGTTCCTGTTTGGGCTATTGGTAATGATGCTGAATATGAAATGCCATTTGAATCTATATTTACACTTCCATCAGGTGCTAAAAACTGGTAAGTAGGTAAGTTAACTGCTGAAACTCTTACAAAATTAGATTTGTTTTCGAATTCACCTTCAACATTTACTACATAATCAGTACCATCTAAAGATTGTGAAAGTAATTGATCGCCTACCTTTTTAGAAATATAATTAGGTGAAAGTGGGTCTAATGAACAATTAGTAAA